ATATTAAAAACAAATACCCAAAACGGATATATATAATTGAGGTGTCTGAAGACGGTGAAAATGGATGCAGGATTTATTTTAATAATGAGGTAAACAATGATTAAATTTTGTCATATAGCACCAACAAAATATCTTTCAACATATGCACCCCATAACGGTGCTCATCTTATACTTGCCCATCTTGTTGAAAGTGATAGCGCGTATAGAGATTTTTATGCGAATATCGACGACGGTAAAGACAAAATTATGGACAACTCTGCTTTTGAGATGTTTAAACAAGGTCGCCCAATGTATGAACCATCAAAATTAATTGAGATGGGTGAAAAGTGCAGAGCTGATTATATTGTAATGAGTGATTATCCTCGCGAATCGTGGGTAAAAACTGTCGATCAAGCTAAATCAATGTGTGGTCAAATCCGTGACAACGGATTCAGCACGTTTTTTGTACCTCAAAGTGATATTGGTGATCTTGATGGATATCTTCGTAGCATTGAATGGGCTCTTGGTAACATGCAAATTGACTTGATTGGGCTTTCAATTCTTGGTTGTCCTATCTCATTAGGTATAGATGAAAAGATGTCGAGTGGTGATCGTGGATCGGCATATAAACTTCAACGGTATCTAGCAAGATGGAAAATATTTCAAGAGCTTGAAAACCGTAACCTTCTTTACACAGCTACTGCATGGAAGAGATTCCATTGTCTTGGAATGACGGACGGACCAAATGAAATTGAACTGTTGAAACCTTTTCACAAATATATCTACTCGTGGGACTCGAGTGCAGCTATTTGGCTTGGATTGAATGGCAAACGGTTTGACAATTCACCCACTGGTCTTTCGGACGGAAAATTCGAGAAAGAAGTTGATTTTTCATACAGCATCGATGATAATATCAATCACAGCAATGTAATTGCTAATATTGACACGATAAACAAAATGATAGGAGGATAATGTGTTTAAGTACGGTGAAGACGAAATACTTAATGAGATTCGATATTATATTGAAGGAACATATGCACAGCATTATGCAGTTGATAACGCTGATTCAGACAAAGTACAGCTGATTGATATTGTTTCAGACGATGAACTTGAGGCATTTGCAAAAATCAACGCAATGAAATACATTTTACGGTTCGGAAAGAAAGATGGTCGTAATCGAAAGGACTTGTTGAAAGCTGTTCATTATTTGGTAATGATGATGCGTGTTGATGATATGAAAAGGATCAAACAATGAAACATATTATGGGAGCCAAATCAAAATCGAAATTGACGAATGTCGAGAAAGGTGATATTCAACCTAATGCTGTTGACCTTCGACTAGGAAAAGTTTTTTTGATCAAGCCAGATGTATTCATTATTGATGAACAACAAAAACGACATAGGGGAACAGTAGAGCTACAACCGAATGACGAAGGTTATTTTCAACTCGATCCAGGTCATTATGAAGTCGTGATGGAAAATGTTATAAATGTGGGAGAAGGTGAAGCTGGGTGGGTTATAACTCGGTCAACATTGAATCGAAATGGTGTATTCTTGACATCAGGTTTATATGATGCTGGGTTTCACGGGATTATGGCTGGTGTAATGCATGTTACGATAGGTGCAATGCGGATTAAACCTGGTACAAGAATTGGACAATATCTCTCTTTTGATGCTGAAACATTGTCGATGTATGATGGTTCATACGGTTTCGGAAAAGAACATGATAAAAAATATGGAGGTGAGGATGGAATTAAAGGTTGAATTGGGTGAGCTTCAAAAGAAACGTTTGTTCGTCGCCACTCCGATGTACGGTGGTCAGTGCGCAGGTATGTACACGCGATCGATTGCTGATCTCACAGCATTGTGTGCAAAGTATCAGGTTCAGGTGCAATTGTATTTTTTGTTTAACGAATCACTAATCACCCGAGCTCGTAACTATTGTGCTGACGAGTTCATGAGGTCGAATGCTACACATATGATGTTTATTGACAGTGATATTGGATTCGATCCCAACGATGTTATTGCTTTGCTGGCATTGATGACAGAAGAATCTGACTATGACGTTATGGGTGGTCCATATCCAAAGAAGTGTATTTCATGGGAGAAAATTAAACAAGCAGTTGATAAAGGGGTGGCTGACGAAGATCCATCAGCGCTAGAAAAATACGTTGGTGATTATGTGTTCAATCCAAAAAACGGTCAGACGGAAATTCCTCTTGGTCAACCTGTTGAAGTGAGGGAAATTGGCACCGGCTTTATGATGATTCGGCGTAAAACATTTGAGGAGTATGGTAAATTCTTTCCTCTCCAATCGTACAAACCTGATCATGTTAGGACTGCTGCTTTTGATGGATCACGTGAAATTATGGCATACTTCGATTGTATTATTGACCCTGAATCGAAGCGGTATCTATCAGAAGATTATATGTTTTGTTACAACGTTCAGAAAGCAAACATGAAAGTTTGGTTTTGTCCGTGGATGAAGCTGAGTCATGTGGGTTCATATGTTTTTGGTGGTAGTTTAGCAGATCTTGCATCGATTGGTGCTTCCGCGACAGCAGATTCTGGCAAGTTGGGTAAGAAATCATGACACGGTTAACTGACATTCACCCCGAGGCTGATAAACTTCAAGATGATCTAAACAATTTGATAGAGAGATACACAACAGATTATAACTCATTGCTGTTTGTTGCCAGTTTGTTGTTTGCATCTTCGGTAAGATGCTATGAAGTAACTATTGGTAAACAAGGAGTCGTTGAATTTTTAAACGAATCAGCGAAAAAAGCAGCGATGCTCTATCAGCTAGACAAACAAGTAGATTATTCAGTACATTGAAAGGAGTAATATATTATGAAATTGAGTGCAAGAACTTTGCAGATATTGAAGAATTTTGCTTCAATAAACAAGTCGATTGTTTTTCGGAAAGGAAATGTGTTATCAACAATATCTCCAAACAAGGAGATTTTGGCTAGGGCTCAAATCAACGAAACTTTCGACATTGAATGTGCGATATATGAATTACCGAGATTTCTTGGTACATTATCACTGTTTGATGATCCCGATATTCAGTTTGACACTAACCATCTGAAAATTATTGATGGCAAACAAACAATCAGCTTTTATTACACCGATCAAAAAATGATTGTGGCTCCTTCCGATAAAACGATATCGTTGAGTAATGCTGAAATAAACTTCAAAATGGATCAGTCGACATATATCGGTCTGATGAAAGCATTAAATGTGTTGCAGTTGCCAGCTGTTTGTGTCCTGGGGGATCGTCAAACAGTCAGGTTAGCTGCCATGGATGTAGAGAAAAAAATAAATGATAGGTATGAAGTTGAAGTTGGAACAACACCGCATGAATTCAAAATGACGTTTAAAGGAGAACACTTTAAATTGTTGCCAGAAGATTACGAAGTGTCAATATCTGCTGGTGGAATATCTAGTTTTAAAGGTGGTGATATTCAGTATTGGATTGCTGTTGTTGGTAAGAACTCTACATTTACAAAGTGAAATTAAAATGATTCGTGATGATTTTTTGTGGACTGAGAAGTATCGACCTGAAACTGTTCAAGATTGCATTCTTCCAGCTGGTCTTAAACAAATGTTTCAACAATTTGTTGATGATAAAAATATACCCAACTTAATTCTATCTGGTAGGGCTGGCGTCGGAAAAACTTCTGTTGCAGTAGCTATGCTGAAAGAGCTTGGTTGTGATTATACGATAATAAACGGATCGTTGAATGGTAATATTGATACGTTGAGGAACGATATCATGACATTTGCATCAACTGTTTCGTTTACAGGGGGTCGTAAATATGTGATTCTCGATGAAGCTGATTACTTGAATCCGAATTCAACACAGCCTGCTCTTCGTAATTTCATGGAGGAATTTAGTCAGAACTGTGGTTTTATTCTCACGTGTAATCTGAAGAACAGGATTATTGAGCCCCTGCATTCACGTTGTAGTGTCATTGATTTCAAAATTGACAATAAAGAAAAGCCAAAGTTAGCAGCTAGTTTTCTTCGTCGAACAATAGATATTCTCTGCGCTGAAGGGATTGAATTCGAAGAAAAAGTTATTGCTACATTGATTACAAACCACTTTCCTGATTGGCGAAGGTCACTTAATGAACTTCAACGATATTCTGCTTGTGGTAAGATAGACGTGGGGGTTCTCACATCATTTAGTGATCAATCTTTCAAGCAACTGGTTGGTTTTTTAGCTGAGAAATCGTTTACAGGAGTACGTAAATGGGTTGGTGAGAATAATGATGTAGACAGCGCAGTTCTTTTTCGAAAGTTTTATGATAGTGCGTCTGAGTATTTGCAACCATCGAGCATACCTCAATTGGTACTAATTATAGGGGAATATCAATACAAAGCAGCGTTTGTTGCTGATCAAGAGATAAATTTGGTCGCATTCTTTACGCAGGTGATGGTTGATTGCGTATTTAAACAAACGAGCAAATAGAGCCAACATGAGCCCGTTTGATTTTATTAATTCCGTTTCTCATTCGAAAAAGGACATAATCCGCAATAGTGATAGTCCAGAATTGGCTGAAAAGCTCTATAAACCGTTCCTTGTCAATAAGGGTCTTTCTTATTTTCAAGATACAATAATGTTTAGCAATGAGATTAATCGTCTACCAACAATTGACAATAAGCTGCAATATGATTTTTATCTAAATAGTATTCGGCCGTTGAAGCGATATGCAAAATGGGTAAAGAAGGTAGACAGTGACGATTTTAATGCTATACAGGAGTATTTTCAGCTAAACAATAGTAAAACAGCGGAGGCGTTATCGTTACTTTCTAGTGATCAAGTAAACCTTATAAAACAAAAATTACAAAAAGGTGGAACATGAACATAGAAAGTTTAGTAGAAGTGACATTAATTGATGAAGATTCGTTTCTTAAAGTGAGAGAAACTCTGACTCGAATCGGCGTTGCATCTCGGAAAGACAAGAAGCTTTTTCAAAGCTGCCATATTCTTCACAAGCAGGGCAAGTATTACATTGTACATTTCAAAGAATTGTTTGCTTTAGATGGTAAATCTACAAATTTTTCAGAGGAAGATATCGGTCGTAGAAACACTATTGCTAACTTGCTGGCAGAGTGGGGACTCGTTAAATTGGTCAACGCGCAAAAATCCTCAGAAAACAAAGCACCTCTAAGTCAAATAAAGGTAATAACGTATAAAGAAAAAAATGAATGGGAATTAGTGACAAAATATAATGTTGGTAAACGATAGGAGTTATTATGCAACTGAGAGTGGTGAGGGGACTTGAACAAGATAGTTTAGATTATCATGTTTTATCAAATAGTGTTAATTCAATCAAAAACGTTCCTGGAATAGTATGCGAAATAGGAACGAGGCGTGGTGGAAGTCTTAAAGTAATTATAGACACGTTAATATCAAGTGAAAATCTAGGTCGTAATGTTGTTTGTATCGATCCATACGGTAATATTGACTATCCTCCTGGGGAGCTAGAGGGCAATAGACCTTTGAAGCTTGATTATACAAATGATATGCGGAATGAGACGTTGCCAGCCCTTTACGAATATTTGCAAGGGAAACCAGTTAACGTGGTGTTTCACTGTCTCGAAGACACCGAGTTTTTCGATCGATTTTCAGATGGTGTTCCGTTCTATAACGAATATAAAATCATTGAAAACACATATGCGTTGGTGTTTTTTGATGGACCTCACACGTTAGAAGCGCTCAAGAAAGAAGTTGATTTTTTTGATCCTCGGTCCGTTGCTGGTTCTATGTGGATTTTTGATGACGTGGAACTATATCCACATGATCAGTTAGAGCAAATACTTTTCGAAAATAATTGGGAGCTCATCGAAAAAACTCAACGAAAAGCCAGTTATATGAAAAAATAATTGTTGCCTCGCATCAAACTTTACTATATACTATCAGTGACTGCCGAAAGGAGTCGCAATTTTAATTTAACTTGCTTAATAAGGAGATAAAAATGGGTAACATTAAATCATTAGCACAAGCGTTTGGTCAAGACTGGGCAAAAGAATTTGAGCCTTTTTATGTCGGATTTGACAATCATTTCAACAAATTATCGAAAATCCATGACGAATATTCGAAAAGCATTCCGGGTTATCCTCCGTATAATATTAAAAAAATCGATGAAAACCGATATGTGGTTG